ATATTCTACAGAGCAATCAATGAAAGCATTCGAAGAAGATGTACAAATGATCGGATTCGGTGCTGCACCAACAAAAGCTGAAGGTGCCATGATCAATTATGATTCTGGCAGAGAAGGCTTTGTTTCAAGATATGTGCATGAAACTGTCGCTTTAGCTTTTGCAATAACAGAAGAAGCTGAGGAAGATGGCTTGTACGGTTCTCTAGGCGCTAAATACGCAAGAGCACTAGCAAGATCAATGCAACAAACTAAAGAAATAAAAGGTGCAAATATCTTCAATACAGCAACAACTACTTCATTAGGAGGAGACGGTCAAGCTTTACTTGACGCCTTACATCCTCTTGGCGGTGGTGGTACAGCATCTAACATCCTAGGCACACCTGCGGATTTATCTGAAACGTCTTTAGAGACACTTTTAGTTCAAATCTCAACTGCCGTAGATGATAGAAGTATACCTATTGCTTTATCTGGAAGAAAACTCGCAGTTCCACCTCAATTGGTGTTCGTTGCTGAAAGAATTATCAAGTCTAATTTAAGACCTGGTACTGCTGACAATGACATCAATGCAATGAGAAATATGGGTATGATACCTGAAGGTGTAATAGTAAATCAAAGATTTACTAACCCTGATCAGTATTTTATCCTAACTGATTGTCCAGATGGAATGAAACACTTTGTTAGATCACCAATTAAAAAAGCTGTTGAAGGCGATTTTGAAACTGGTAATCTAAGATACAAAGTCAGAGAAAGATACAGCTTCGGTTTCACAGACTGGAGAGGTGTATACGGATCTGAAGGCGTAGCATAGTAAACAATTAATATTAGGCGTAGCAATACGCCTAATATTTTAACATTAACCCAAACGACTGCGAAAGCAGACTATAAGGAGATAGACATATGGGAACTACTACATTTTCTGGCCCAATTAAGGCTGGAATAGTTAAAGAAACAACTGGAACTACTTTAGGTTCAGATGTAAAAAATACAGGACAAGTTGTAATGGCACAAACTCATCTGATTGATTTGTCAGCTGGAGCTATTACTGCAGGAGCAACTACTGTTGTAATTCCAGCTAATTCACAAATTATTGATGTTGTATTTGATGCAGTAAGTGCTGCATCTGCTAATACTAACATTAGTATAGGTGATACTATTGGTGGTGGAGCAAGTATAGTTAATCTTTATCCACTTACAACAGCTGTTGGTAGACATTATCCAACAACTCCATCAGGTGGTACATTAGCTTGGTCAGATACAGGAACTGCTGATATAAAATTAACAGTAACTGCTTCAGCAGCAACTAATGCTGGAACAACTAGAATTACTACTTTGTATCAACAAAATAATAATCTAGGTTAATAATTAATTAGAGGGCCTTTGGGCCCTCTTTTAAAATATGGAATTAAATTTAGACTTTTTAAAAACTGCTGGTAAAGCTCTTTCTTCTTTTGGAAAAGAAGAAGAAGTTATAGATACAGACGAAAGAACATCTGTTGAAAAGTATGATGACTTTTTAAATGAAACAAAAGTATTAGAAGCAGGTCAAACTGAAATACAAAAAGCAACAGAATCAATTGATGATACTGGAGAAATTGAAACAGTTAAAGATGTTTTAGGTAAAGAAGAAAAAGAAAAATCAGAGAATAAAGAAGATAGTTTAGAAAAAAAATTGAAAAATATAGAAAAAGTAATAGATACTTTTAGTGGAGGTGGAAATGTTGTTAGTAATTCAGGTCAAATGCCTAGTAGAGATATATCAGACAATATTAATCAAAAGCCTTTAGATATGGGTAATGTTCAAGCTAAAGCTAATCAACAAGAATATTTAAAACCTAATACTGTACCTGACGATAGAATTGCTTTACTATATGAGAACTTAAAAAAATATAATTTAATTTAGGAGAAATTATGGCAGGATCAGACATAAATGTTGTAAGTGTAAACAAAGCAGCATTATCTAATACATCTTCAAATGTTGCCACTACTGTTACTGTATTTGGAGGACCAATGAGATTAAAAGGTTTTATTATTGAACCTTCAACTGCTCCTGGTATTCTTACTTGGAAAGATGGTGGAACAGATGTGTTTGAAATTGAAACAGGTAATGTATCATTAGGTGCTTCAACGGTAACTATGAATTTACCAGAAGATGGTATAAAATTTAAAACAAGTATACAAGTTTCATCAAATTTAGTAGGTGCTAATGTAGCAACTATAAATGGTGTAACAGCATTTTATGCATAATGGAAAATTATGGCTTTATCAGGAACTTCAACATATAACCTTACCGTTAATGATGTAATACAAGAAGCATATGATAGAATAGGAGGAGATCCTATTTTAGGTTATGATGTAAGATCAGCTAGACGTAGTATGAATATTATGTTTAGTGATTGGGCAAACAGAGGTTACAATCAATGGACTGTAGAATATAAAACTTTAGCTATCACTACAGGAACTATTGAATATACTTTAGACTATGATACTGTTGATATTATAAATGCAAATATGCAAATAGCTAATGGAACTGAATATGCCATGACAGCATTAGGTCTTAATGACTATGCCCTTATTGCAAATAAAACTACTTCAGCTAGACCTACTCAATATTATTTACAAAGATTAGCTACTCCAGTTATTAAAATTTATCCAGCTCCAGATCAAAATTATACTATGACTTATTATCGTATGAGAAAAATAGAAGATATTACTGCTTCTACTGTAAGTGGTGTAGAACAAAATATAGATGTACCTTTTAGAGCTTTTGAATGTATGTGCGCAGGACTTGCTTATTATCTTTCTAAAAAAAGACCAGGTATCGTTGCAGCAACTCAACAAATTTTAAAATTAGATTACGAAGAAGCTTATCAAAGATTAATAGCAGGTGATGATACTCCTTCTACAAGAATTGTACCATCACTTGGAAATAGTTTTTATTCGTAATGGCTCGGGTTCCTTCAAGTAATAAACCTCATAGGGCTCCAACAGCAAAATTTTCTGGTGGTAGATATTCCTTAGCTATTTCTGATAGATCAGGATTAAGTTTTCCTTACAAAGAAATGAGATTTGAATGGACAGGAATGTTTGTTCATACTTCAGAATGGGAACCTAAACAACCACAATTAGATTTAACTTATTTTACAGATGCACAAACTTTACAAAATGCTAGACCACAAGCTAATGTATCTGCCACTCAAGCAGCGAGAACTGGTGGTGGAATAGCAGGTTCTTATACTGGTGGTGTTCCTAATCAAGTAACTGCTATATCTGGTTTTGAAAATACATCAGGTCAATCTGTATATGTAGGAGTTGCAACTATTCCTACTGTTTGGTATACAGCTAATACAAATTTGTTACAAATGGGTTTAGGAAGTGTTACTGTTGTAACATGATAAAAAATAAAAAATTAAGTGTGATGATTGCAACACCTTGTTATGGCGGTTTACTTTCAGAAGGATATCTACACGGAATAATGAATTTAACTCAAACTGCAGCTAAAGAAGGTTTTAAAGTTCATTTAAATACAATGGGAAATGAAAGTTTAATTACTAGAGCTAGAAATACTTTAGTAAGTCAATTTTTAGATTTAGATGATAAAGACCCTGATGCTTTTACACACATGATGTTTATTGATGCTGATATTGGATTTAAGGGAGAAGCTGTAGCAAAAGTATTAAAGTCTGGTCATGATATAGCTTGTGGAGTATATCCAAGAAAATCTATTGATTGGAAAGCTATACCTAACTTAATAAAAAAAAGTGATAAACATTTAGAACAAAGAGCTATGGGTTATAATTTAAATTTTACTACACCTGACGATATTAAAGTAAGAGGAGGTTTTGCTGAAGTATTAGATGCAGCTACTGGCTTTATGTGTATTAAAAAAGAAGTTTTTTATAAAATGATAAAAGCTTACCCTAATCTTAAATATACAAGTGATCAAATTATTAATAATGAAAGGTATTCTAGTAAAAATTGTTACGCACTTTTTGACTGTATTATTGATGAAAAAAGTAATAGATATTTATCAGAGGATTATTCTTTTTGTAGGTTATGGCAAAAAATAGGTGGTAAAATACATGCTGATCTTCAAAGTCCTTTAACACATTATGGAACTTATCCATTTGCAGGACATGTTTGGACTAAATTTAAGATTGACGAAAAAATTGAGGTAGATAAAACAGATGGCAATGACATACAGCAGTCTTCAAAATGATATACAAGTTTGGGCTGAAAATACAGGAACAGATTTTACTAATCAATTAGACACTTTTATTGATAATACTTTTTCTACTTTATCAAGAGATATAGACCCTATTGGTTTTAATGAAAATGTAACTACTACTGCAATTGTAGGAGATAGATTTGTAAATCTTCCTACATCTATAGAACCTATGTTATTTAATTATTTAACTTTAACAGTTGGTTCTAATGTAAGTTATTTAGAATTAAAAACTTTAGCTTTTTGTCAAGAATATTGGCCTGACATATCAATACAAGGCCAACCTAAATATTTTGCTAATTTTGATGATGATAAAGTATATCTAGCACCTACTCCTGATTTAGCTTATACTATAAAATTAGGATATCAAGGAAAAATTAACCCTTTATCTAATACTAATACTACTAATTGGTACACTGAAAATATCCCAGATGTTTTATTATTTGGTTGTTTAGTTGAAGCAAATCTCTTTACAAAGAACATAGAAGATTATAAGATATACCAAAATTTGTACAATACAAGAGTTACTACTGTTAACAATGAAGCTCGGAGAAGAAGAAGAACCGATTATAAGTTTCCTGGTAGTCCCCTTGGTACAAACACATTAACTGGAGGAAACTAAGAATGGCAATAACACAAGCGATAGCTACTGTATTCAAACAAGACTTAATGTCGCCGGGTGGAAACCTTGCAGCACTTACTTTAAAATGTGCTTTGTATGATAATACGGCATCACTAGCAGCAAACACAACAGCGTATGCAACAGCAAACGAAATATCAGCATCTGGAACTAATTATACTACAGGTGGAAATGCATTAACTAATGTAGCAATTTCAGTAGATGGAACTACTGCTATTTTTGATGCAGATAATGTTACATTTGCAAATGCAACAATTTCTGCTCAAGCAGCATTATTGTACAATGCAAATAATTCAAATTCAGCAATTGCAATTTTAGATTTTGGAGGAGTTAAAACTTCTACAAATGGAACTTTTGAATTACAATTTCCAACTGCTAACTCGACTGCTGGCTTAATAAGAATAGCATAAGGAGAAATTCCTTATGAGTGCTAGTGTTGGATATGGAAGACTAGGATATAATGTAGGTGCATGGAATACATCACCTGATACTCTTACTGTAATCAATTCTCAACTTATACAAAGTTCTGTTAATTGGGGTGAAGGTTGGGGTAGAGAAGATTGGAGTGAAGGTGCTTGGAATACTAATATAGGATTAGTATTTACAGGTAATGGTTCTATATTTTCTACTACAGGTCAACAAGCTAATACTGCATTAAATTTTTCTACAGCTCAAGCAAGTAGTACTTCAACTATAAGTGGTCAAGCAGTAACTATTTCTTTAGCTAATGTAACTACGATAGCTGATACTATAAATTCAATTACTGGTTTATTAGCAAATACTTTTATTGGAACTTATTCCATATCAGCTGATGGTAATTCTACTATTGTAGTTCCTGAATTTGAAATGAGTGCTAATTTAGGTTCTATTACAACTGGAACAGCTAATAGAATGGATATAGTTGGTCAAGCATTAACTTCTACTTTATCTAGTATAACAACTACTACTGAAAACTTTATTTCTATTTCTGGAATCAATGCTAATGCCAATGTAAGTTCATTTATAATGTCTACTGGACAAATTTTAGATATGACTGGTCAAGAAATGACTATAGCTTTAGCTACTATTATACCTAATTCTAATAATATTTTAAATATGACTGGTATTCAAGCTAATGTGACACCTACAACTTTAAGATTTTGGGATGATATAGCTAGTGGAAACAACGAAATTTGGACAAATATTTAGTGTACAAATTCATACAAATATATATTATTTACAAAATTAAAATAATAAGGTATAAATAATTATGTCAGCTTATACAACTAGACTAAAATTAGAAAAACAAGTTTCAGGTGAGAACTCAGGTAATTGGGGTAATTTAGTAAATTACGTTTTAAATAGAATTGATAGTACAGTAAGAGGATACGTTGCTGTAAATGTAGCAGGAAGTGCTAATGTAACTTTAGTATCTAATACATCAACTACAAATACAACAGAAGGTGCCGATGACCAAGTTCATAATAAAGTAATAGAACTTACTGGAGCTTTAGGAGCAGCAATTCATGTATTTACTGATGCAGTAGAAGGTGAATATATTATATATAATAATACTTCAGGAGCTTACAGTTTAACTTTTGGAAATACTGGTCATGCTGCTAATGGAATTGCTATTACTCAAGGAAATAGAGCAATTGTATATACAGATGGTTCAACTATATATAATGCAATTAGTGCAGCAGGTTCTAATACTCAAGTTCAATATAATAGTTCAGGTGCTTTTGCAGGATCTGCCAATTTAATTTTTGATGGAACAAACTTAACATCTGCTGGAATAGTAACTGCTGAAGGTGGACAATTATCAACAACAGGAAAATCCTTTGTAATGGGATTTTAATTAATAGGAGGAAAATATGGCAAGTGAAGTAATGAAAGTAAAATTAGTAGCAGCGATTTCGAGTAGTGAAATTGATGCATTGACTGTAGCAAATGGTCACACTTATACAATTCTTAATTTATCATTGTGTGAAACTGCAGGAGCAGCAGAAACTTTTGATTTATATGTAAGAGACAATGCAGGTGCTAGTGATTTTGAAATTTATTCAGACCAAGCTCTAGCAGCTAATGCAACATTCGAACATACGACTAGACTTGTTCTAGAAGCAACAGATGTTCTTTCAGTTAAACTGGCAAGTGCTGGAGATGTTGATTGTGTTATTAGTTATCTGGATCAAACATTATAGAAATTTAAAATACCATGAGTGGATTAGTAACAGATAATATATTTGGTTCATCTGGAGTGGTAATTGCAGCAGCCGGTGGTTTAAGTTGGCAATCAGTAGTTACAGCTGCGACAGTAACAGTTAGTGCTGGTAATGGTTATTTTATTAACACTACAAGTAATGCTTGTACAATCACACTTCCAAGTTCTGCTGACGCAGGAGATC